AAGCTGTCCGGCTTTGGTGCCGCACCAGTTAAAGCTGAAGGCGCGGCCATCAGCTATGACTCGGCGCAAGAGTCGTTCACTGCTAGGTATAATCATGAAACGATTGCTCTCGGCTTCAGTATCACAGAAGAAGCAATGGAGGACAATCTATATGACTCATTGTCTGCAAGATATACAAAAGCTCTTGCAAGGGCAATGGCGCATACCAAGCAAGTGAAGTCGGCGAATCCGTTGAATAACGGTTTCAACACCTTCCAATCTGGTGACGGCGTTACGCTGTTCAGCACGGCTCACCCTCTGGTAAACGGTGGTACCAATGCTAACCGTCCTACCACTGCGGCTGATCTGAATGAAACCTCACTGGAAGATGCTGTGATTAACATCGCCGCATTTACCGATGAGCGTGGACTGCTGATTGCGGCTCGCCCCCGTCGTTTGATTGTTCCCCCCGCACTTCAGTTTGTAGCAACTCGCTTGCTTGAGACTGAGGGTCGAGTCGGAACGTCTGACAACGACATCAACGCCCTTCGCAACAACGGTTCAATCCCAGAAGGTTACTCTGTCAATCACTTCTTGACTGACACCAATGCCTTCTTCTTGATCACCGATGTGCCGAACGGTATGAAGCACTTTGAGCGCACCGCGCTTGAAACTTCAATGGACGGAGATTTCGATACAGGAAACGTGCGCTACAAAGCCCGCGCTCGTTACTCGTTCGGCGTATCTGATCCACTCGGAATTTACGGCTCGCCCGGAACTTCCTAAAATGTCGGGGGCTTCGGCCCCCTTTTTCCCTGACTAATTGTTCCATGTGGAACATTAGACTCTAGCCACGACAGGAGAATCACATGGCTAATTCTACATTCAGCGGTCCCGTCCGCTCTGAAAACGGGTTCAAAGATATCACCAAAAACTCTACCACCGGCGCTATTACTGGCACCATGACGCTGTCCAACTACGAGACTACGATTACCGTAGCTAACGGGGACACGACAGGTAAAGAAGCCGCTATTGGTATCCCCTCAAACTTCATTCCTATGGGCGTTACGATTGCTGTTACCACAGCCGCCGCTAACTCCGTCACCCTTAACGATATTGGCACCGATGCAGACACAGATGGTTTCGTTGATGGCATCTCTGTTGCAGTTAACTCTACGGGCTTCAAGGGCTTTTTCCCTTGTAATGGCGTTCTGGGAATGTCCGGTGGCACTACCACTGCGGCTACAGAAACGGCTGACGAGGTAGAGCTTGTGGTTTCTGGCGATCCGGGCGGCGACACAGTTATTGTCCTCAAGTTCTTTGGTATCTCCAGCACTTCAGACGCATCATAAACTGACGGGGGCATAGCCCCCTTATCTGGAGGACAAGATGGCTGATACAGTCACAAGCAAAACTATTGAGGATGGCCCCCGCACAGCGATTATGTACTTCACCAACGTCAGTGATGGCTCGGGTGAATCGGCTGTTGCTAAGGTAGATGTTTCTGCGCTGAGTTCAGACCCCGCAGGCAAGGGAGCCTGTACTAGCGTCAACATAGAAAGCATCCAGTACACGACCAAAGGTATGGGTGTGCAAATCTTCTTTGATGCTACTACCAATGTCTTGGCGTGGGAGTTGATTGCCGACTACGGCGACACGCTGGACTTTTCTGACTTTGTTGGCTTGCCCAACACCGCCGCCGCTTCTGGCAAAACAGGCGACATTCTTTTTACCACCACAAACGCGAGCAGTGGCGACACTTACTCTGTCGTTCTGAAGCTGAAGAAGAACTACGGCTGATGAGACAGTATTACAAGAAAGGCGGTAAAACTAAAAAGTCCAAGTCCCGCGTCAATGAGGCGGGAAATTACACCAAGCCCGGACTCCGCAAGCGTATATTCAATCGAATAAAGGCCGGCGGTAAGGGCGGTAGGCCGGGGCAGTGGTCGGCGCGTAAGGCGCAGATGGTTGCCGCCGCTTACAAGAAAGCTGGGGGAGGATATAAAGACTGATGGCTGAATTTACTGATGCGGCAAAGCGCAAAATGATCCGAGAGCTTAGGAAGGCATCTAAGACACATGCAGGTCAGGCAGATAGGATCGAAAAAACCCTGACCAAAAAGAAAAAGCCTAAGCGTGGCTCTTAAAAAATCGCAGAAGTCCCTCAAGAAGTGGACTAAACAAAAGTGGCGCACTAAGTCTGGCAAGCCCAGCACTCAGGGTGCAAAAGCTACTGGCGAGCGTTACCTTCCTGAGAAGGCCATCAAGTCCATGTCATCCAAGGAATATGCCGCGACTACGCGGAAAAAACGCGCAGATACCAAGAAAGGCAAGCAACATTCAAAGCAACCCAAGCGGATTGCCAAGAAGACAGCGAGGCATCGCAAGTAATGCGCATGTATTACAAGGCAGGCGGCAAGGTCAACAAAAAGTCCATGTCGTGCAACAAGCCAAAGCGAACGCCTAGCCATCCTAAAAAGAAGTTTGTGGTCAAGGCGTGTGAGGGCGGGAAAGAGAAAATCATCCGCTATGGCGACAAGAATATGAAGATCAAGAAGAGCCAGCCGGGACGGCGCAAGTCTTTCCGTGCGAGACACAAGTGCGACTCCAAGCCGCCAAGCAAGATGTCTGCTCGTTATTGGTCTTGCAAGAACTGGTGATGATATGCCTATAAGCAGAGCGCAGATGGGCAAGCAGGTCAAAAACGCGCCCAAGTCAAAGAAGATCAAGGCGGCTAAGTGCAGGAACGGCTTGGCTCGTAGGGGTAGAACGAGAGGAAGGAAGGTCTGATGGCGACTAGCGGAACGACAGCCTTTACTCTTGACTTGTCAGACATATTTGAAGAGGCGTTTGAGCGAGCAGGCTCTGAGCTACGAAGCGGCTACGACTACCGGACGGCACGGCGCAGTCTGGATTTGTTGATGCTAGAGTGGCAGAACCGTGGTCTTAACTTGTGGACAGTAAGGGATGCTACGCAGACTCTGACCGCAGGCACCTCGTCGTACGACTTGACTTCGGAGAAGCAAGACATCATTGAGGGTCTACTGCGAACTGACGCAGGCGACACCTCTAAGCAGTCTGACCTGACCATGCAGAGAATCTCGGTGAGCCAGTACGCCCACCAGACCAACAAGCTAACTCAGGGTAGACCACTACAGTATTACGTCGAGCGCAAACCTGCGGGGCTGACGTTGCACTTCTGGCCTGTGCCAGATGCGACAACGACCTACACATTTGCGTATTACTACCTAGACAGGATAGAGGACACCGGAAAGCCAGCCTCCAACAACATGGATGTGCCGGCGCGGTATTTGCCTTGCATGGTGGCTGGGCTGGCCTATTACATAGCGAGCAAGAAGCCTGAGTCGATACAACTGGCTCCGGCACTTAGAGAGGTGTATGAGGAGCAGTGGAATCTGGCGGCAGACGCCTCCAGAGAGAAGGCATCGCTGTACATGGCTCCCGGTGGATATAACAACTTATGAGCAGTTACGCGAAAGGATCGAAAGCCTTTGGCTTTTGTGACCGCACAGGATTCAGATACCCGTTGCGTGATCTGGTCAGGCAGATTGAGGATGGTCGCTGGAACGGCTTGCTGGTAGGCAGGGACGTTGTAGATCAAGATCAGCCACAGCTAAAGCTGGGGGATGTCAATGCAAGTGACCCGCAAGCGTTACGATTTCCGCGACCTGATAACAGTATTGATGAAAGTCGGGCGCTGTCTGCGTTCGATCCTGTCGGGGGAGGCAATACGGCGCTTGGAAGCCGTACTGTCGGCCTTGATATGGCGGGTGTTGTTGGGCGCGTAACAGTGGAGACATCCTGATGGCGTTTACCCTTACGACTCTAAAGCAGGCCATTCAAGACTATACAGAGTCAAACGAGACAACATTTGTCAATAATTTGACAACGATCATTACGCAGGCAGAGGACAAGATTCTCAAAGCTGTGCAACTGCCTGATTTTCGCAAGAATGTCTCAGGTTCTGTGGCAAGCGGTAACCAGTACCTCATCATGCCTACAGACTTTTTGACACCTTACTCGCTAGCCATCGACAACTCTGGCTTTGAGTATCTGATATTTAAGGACGTAAACTTCATACGTCAGGCGTATCCGCTAACAGCAACGCAGGGAGCGCCCAAGTATTACGGCATTTTCAGCCGCACCGCGTTTATTCTTGGCCCCACCCCCAATTCTGCTTATGACGCAGAACTGCACTACTTCCACAAGCCCACCTCAATCACCGCGTCTGGAGACGGCACAAGCTGGCTCGGCACCAACGCAGAGTCCACGCTTCTGTATGGCTGTCTTGTCGAGGCGTACACCTTCCTAAAGGGTGACCCTGACCTAATGCAGGTGTATTCCCAGCGGTATATGGAAGCACTGGCTAATCTGGAGCAGTTGGGAGAAGGCTACAGCACAACAGACAGTTACAGATCGGGCGAAGTAAGGAAAGCTAGAGCATGATTGGCGTAAGCGGTGGTGTAGAGGTAGGCGGGGTTGCGGTTCACACCACAGATAAAAGGGGATTTACCCCAGAGGAGATTGCTGAGAGATGCTTAGATAAGATCGTCTCGGTAGCTGATACTGCGTTGCCGGAGGTACAGGCACAGGCGCAGGCATTCAAGGATCACATTAGAGCGGTTCTTGTTTTTTACATGAAAGAGGCCGCAAACAGCGACCGAACCACAGTGTATAACGCCCTTTTAGATGCGGGGCAAAAAGACCTAGCCGAACTTATCAGGAGAATGTGATATGGCTTTTAGCGGAAACTTTATGTGTTCATCTTTTAAGCAGGAACTGCTTATCGGCGCTCACAATTTTACAAACGGCGCTCACACGTTCAAGCTGGCGATGTACACCAACTCAGCCAGCTTTGATGCGGCGACCACAGCGTATACAACTAGCAATGAGATCAGCGGCACGGGTTATTCAGCAGGCGGCGGGACACTCACCAACGTGACCCCAAGTCTATCTGGAACCACAGCCCTGACGGACTTTGCCGACCTCACATTCGGCTCGTCAACACTGACGGCGCGTGGAGCACTTATATACAATACGACAACTAGCGGTGGATCTGGTACTACAGATACTGTTGTTGTGCTGGACTTTGGCTCCGACAAGTCGTCCAGTGCTGGTGACTTTACCATTGTGTTTCCCACGCCGGATGCCTCAAACGCTATTATTAGGATTGCATAATTATGGCCTTAGTCGTAAAAGATCGCGTAAAAGAAACCACCACCTCGACAGGTACTGGTGCGATTTCTTTGGCTGGAGCACAGCCAAATTTTCGCACTTTTTCCTCTGTGTTATCTAATGCAGATACGACGTATTACGCAATCATTGATAATACTAATCTTGCTTTTGAGGTGGGTCTTGGCACTTATGCTAGTAGTGGGAACACGATAACTCGTACTACAGTTTTATCTAGTTCCAACAGCAATAGTGCAGTCAACTTTTCCGCAGGGACAAAAGATGTTATTTTGACCTACCCTGCTGACAAATCCGCGTTTTTAGATGGTTCCAACCAGCTTGTAATAAACGGCACTGCGGTAACTTCTACTGCGGCGGAGCTTAATATTCTTGATGGCGTGACATCTACTGCAACAGAGCTGAATTTAGTAGATGGCTCTACGGCAGACACGGTGGTCAATTCCAAAGCGGTCATTTATGGAGCCGCTGGTCAGGTCACCGCAAATGAACTGGATGTGGACAACATTCAGATCGACGCAAATGCAATAAAGTCTACGGACACCAACGGTAACATTCAGTTGTTCCCAAATGGTACGGGGTTCACTGAGCTATACGGAAACACTAACGCAGGCACCATACGGTTTAATTGTGAAAGCAATTCGCATGGCGTCACCGTCCAAGGCCCAGCGCACAGTGCGGCGGCTACCTACACGGTTAAGCTACCCGACACGCTGGGGCTGACTCAGGCGTCAGGGGTTGTTACGTCAGATGCCAATGGCGTCGTGTCCTTTGATAATGGCACCATCGACGAAGTAACGAGTGTCACCTCTAGTTCTAACGCGGCCACGATTAATCTGCGCGACGGTAATGTTTTTGAGCATGACCTGACTGAAAATGTGACCTACACATTCAGCAATCCTGCCGCGTCAGGACGAGCTTCTGCCTTTGTCCTGAAGGTCATTCAAGATTCTTCTGCTAGAACAATCACATGGCCCGGCAGTGTTGATTGGGCGGCGGCTACAGCGCCTACACTCACGACCACTAATAACGGCGTCGATGTCTTTGTGTTCCTAACTATCGACGGTGGAACAACCTACTACGGCTTCACTGCCGGTCAGGCTATGGGCTAATGAGTAATTCTGCACTAAGAGTACTTGCAGGCGCTGGTGCGAAAGACGATCCCGTTTACGCTGACGATGTGTTTTCTACGTTTTTGTACGAGGGTAATGGGACATCGCAAAACATAACCAGCGGCATCGATCTTGATGGCGAGGGTGGTCTTGTGTGGACAAAAGCTAGAGAAAATACCTCTGGTGGAGCTACTAGCCATGCGCTAATAGATACCGCAAGAGGCAAGACTAAATGGCTCTCCTCAGATGGAACGAGTGCAGAACAAACCAATGCCAATCTTATAACAGCGTTCAATTCTAACGGTCATACAGTTGGGTCGGGTGGTCCGTATTGGACAAACGACAATGGATATGACTACGTTTCTTGGACATTCCGCAAGGGAGAAGGTTTTTTCGATGTTGTTACGTACACGCCCAGCGGATCACCGACCAATGTATCGCATAATCTAGGCTCGACGCCGGGGATGATTATCATCAAGAATCTTACGGATAGCTCAAATTGGGCTGTCTGGCACAGAAGTTTGTCCTCTGTATCAGGAGGAGAAAGCGGAGGTTCCCAATCAACTCTTAAACTGAATACAACGGATGCTATTTCTGGTACGGGCTACATTCAGTCCCCTACTTCCACTCAGTTTACGGTTAGCGGAAGTTCTGAAACCGGAACAACAGGTAAAAATTACATTGCCTACCTATTCGCCCACGATGCCCAAGACTATGGCACAGACTCCGACGAAGCGATTATTAAGTGTGACACTTACACGGGTAACGGAAGCAGTACTGGGCCTACAATTGATCTTGGGTTTGAACCTCAGTGGTTGTTACTTAAGAAAGCAACAGGATCGGCTGAAGCGTGGATCATGCACGACAATATGCGAGGAATTGTTACAGGTGGTGATGACCCGCAGTTACAAGCAGACGGCAGTAGCGCAGAATGGAGTGGCTCGACAAATATAGCTTTGACTGGAACAGGATTCAAGCTCACAAGTAGCAGTGCTCAATACAACGAAAACGGTCAAGACTACATCTACATGGCCATCCGCAGACCCCACAAGCCAGCATCAGAGCTTGCGGCTACTGATTTGTTTAAGCCGTCTATTTATACAGGAAGTGGTGGAACAGGCACTTCAGCAGTTATTGACGCGCCTACTTCGCCACAAGCAATAGATTTGGCTTTTTTTAAATCTAGACAATTGAATGGCAGAAATTGGGAAGTTATAACAAGATTAACTTCATCGCCGTGGCCCAATAAGACATCTACAGCATCTGTTTCTCCAGATGGCTTGCACTTTAATACCACTGACAGTCAAGCAGACGTATATTCGTTTGGCACTATAAATGATAGAGATATATCTGTAAATCAAGATAGTGGCTCTAACATAAACGTTAACGGAGAAAGTTATGCGGCTTGGAGATTTTCTAGAGCACCGGGTTTCTTTGATGTTGTGGCCTATGCCGGAAATGGCACCGCAGGCAGAACCGTAGCGCATAATCTGAATGCCGTGCCGGAAATAATGTTGGTTAAAAGAACGACAGCCGCATCTACTTGGATGGTTTATATTAATTCCCTTGGGCCTACCTACTACACCGCGCTGGAAAGTGGTGCCTCCTTAACTACTGATGCTAATGAAAGGTGGAATAATACAAGTCCAACAGCATCTGTATTTACATTGGGTACTAAAGACGAAGTTAATGCCTCTAATCACAATTATGTTGCCTATCTATTTGCCACTGTTGCTGGCATATCAAAGGTCGGCAGTTACACGGGAACAGGCAACGACATAAATGTAGATTGTGGTTTTAGTTCTGGCGCTAGGTTTGTAATGGTCAAACGAACAGACGCTAGTGGCGATTGGTATGTATTTGACACGGCTCGCGGAATTGTAGCGGGTAATGAGGGGTATTTACGTTTAAATCTTAGCAACGACGAAGATTCTGCTGACTACATAGACCCGTTGTCAAGCGGCTTTACAGTTACATCATCAGCACCAACGGGCATGAACGCCTCTGGCGGTAACTACATCTTTTTAGCAATCGCATAGGAATATCAACTATGTCTGAATACAGAAATCGAACTAGCGGCGAAATCAAGACAGACGCCGAGTTGAAAGCTGAAAACAAAAATATGAGCTTTCCAAAAGTCTGGAATGAAAGCACTTTTGACGCCTTGAATGTCGATCCAGTGCTGGAATCACCTAAGCCAGCGCCCTCTGGTGACTATAAAGTTGTTGTACGCAACGGCGCGGTACAAGACTCTGATGACAACTGGGTGTACGCATGGACTGAGCAGGATATGTTCACTGAGTACACGGAGACTGATGATGAGGGCAACGAAACCACTGTAACCGTACAGGCCCAGAAAGACGCCTACGATGCGGCAAATACCTCGTCCTTAGCCGCCCTAGAACGCTCTAAGCGCGATCTTTTGTTAACGGAGACAGATCACTATGGCCTTTCAGACGTAACCATGTCAGACGATATGGCAAAGTACAGGCAGGCTTTGCGTGATGTGCCACAACAGACAGATTTTCCCAGCACCATTACATGGCCCGAAAAGCCAAAGCCGTAAAATGTGGAAATCACATGAAAAAATTATTGATTATCACTGCGTGTTTTTTGTGGCCCGCTTTCTCATTGGGTGATGAAACGACGACTAATATAAACACAACGTCGTCCTCGACTAATACGTCCACCAATACCAATACCAACAATAACGTGAATACGACGAATTATACGGGTACGTCTACGAATACGAACGTCAACACAAACGTGAATACGTCAGTTATTGACTCGACTTCAAGTGCGATCAATAACAACACCAACTTGAATCAAAACATTAACAGCACGAATTACAACGGGTTGATCCGAAACTTTAACAACACCAACTCAAATAACAACAACACCAATATCAACACAAATACCAATAACAACACAAACAACAACACCTCGGTCAGCACTGCTACGAACATTAATCAGAATACGAGCACTAGCAACAGTGTTAGCTTGTCAACGTCTGACACAACGATTAATCAGACCAGCAACTCTACGTCCGAGGTAAACTCGAACAACAACAACGTCAACACCAACAACAGCAATTCGACGAGCAACTCGACCAGTGATTCGACTCAAAGAATTACGCAGGATATAAACTCGCCGCCGCCCAGTGCGATAGCCCCATCGATTGGCAGTAGCTACAGCCAAGACCTATGCACTACAGGGATTTCAGGGGCTGTACAGACGCAGATCCTTGGGTTTTCCACTGGGAAGTCTGTACGAGATAAGAACTGCGAGCGAATTAAGCTCAGCAAGACTCTTTACGACATGGGTATGCGGGTGGCGGCTGTTAGCCTGATGTGCCAAGACTACCGAGTCTGGTCTTCTATGATGGATGCCGGTACACCTTGCCCGATTGAGGGCCAAATAGGTGATGAGGCTAAGGCTTTGTGGGAGACCTATCCAGAGCGCATTCCCACTCCAGAAAGGCGCATGTAAGATGAAGCGTCTTCTTGGCGCAATGCTTTTGTTTTGTGCGGGCGCTGGGCATGGTCAGACCCTAACCAGTGAAAATTTAGTCACCCTTACGCAATCGTCAAACAATGTGGCGTTTAATGCGGCGGCGGGTACTTACAAATACAGCTTTCAGACTGGCGAGGTGACTGCTGGCGGGCTTTTGCCGCAGTACGACCCGCTACAGATACTCACGCTCACTTGGTCGTTTGACGCCCTAATGAACTGCAACAACCAGATTGGTGGTAATTGTGCAGACCCCAATGGAACGCAAGATGAGCTACAGGCTTTTCTTGCTGTGACCAATCTTGCAGGCGACGAAGATGTCCGTGAAGTATTCAACAAGCGAGACTTTTTTACAGAGTGGCAGACTTTTAGTGGTTCTGAGGTTTATGATTTCGGCAGTGCTTATGAGGCTGTTGCTTTGCAAATAGAGGGCATAGATCGTGGGTTCTGGGCTGGTAACTACGGGCCAACAGTCCGAAGCCCATCTGTGATAGCTATCTATACTCCTGTTAACACTAACCCTGTTATTCTGCCTGATTGCTCAAACCCCCTTAATGACCCGTCCTGTGCGGGTTACGCAGAAGCACTTGCCGCGCAACAAGCGGCGTTGGTTGTAGAGCCGACGCCTCCGACTTTCGCTGAGCAAGCAACGAATGTGGTTTTCGGCGATTCTCCTGACGACTTCTTATATTTAGACCAGCCCGACAGAACGGGCAAGCCTAGAGCATTGAAGCAGGCAGAGCCGCCGCAGGCGTACCAAGATACATCTCAAGAAGCTGAAATGCTTGGCGAGCCACCTCCCCAAGCTAGACCTCGCATAAACGATGCGCCCCCTGTGGCTGAAGAGCCAACAGAAATCGTTGAGCCTTTGCCCGGCGTTGAAAAGGAAAGAAAGGTTGAGCCAATAAAAGAAGATAAGAAGCTACGACAAGCTGAGCCAGATGAAATAATTGCTGAAGTCGAAAGGGTTACAAGGCGTCCAGTCCCAGAAATTGCGCCTGTCAGGCAAGAGGTGCCGGTAGAACCTCCTGTCAGAGAAAAGCAAGTGGTGCCTGTGGAGATCGCGGCAACAACACGATCAGAACCTGTCGCGGAGTCTGTTCGCACGATTGCAAGACCTGCCGTCGATGTAGTTGGAATAGCTCTGTCTCTTGCTAAAGAGCAATCAACACAATCAAGCAAGCTAGGAAGTGCGCCGCAAAAATCAAAGCCAATGCAACAGATAGCGCAGGTTATTAGTCAGTCAGGGGCTGACAGCTATTGGCAGATGGCGACAGAACAAACCAACATTAGCAAAACTTTGATACAGCTTTCGCAACAACAGCAGTCAGACAGTATGGCCTCCGTCGATGTAGCTCCACCAGCACAGGCGCAATTTGAAGACGATTTTAATGATGCATTAGCTACAGGGCAAAGTGTTGGTCAGTTTTTAAGCTCACAACCGCCGGACTTCAGCCGGTTTGAGATTGACGAGCCAACTGTTCAAGAAAAGAGAATGGTACAAAAAGCCACCGTAGCTATCAAAACTATGAGCCAAGCGCAGGTAGAAGAGAGTATTGATAATCAGTTGGACACTTTGGCTGATACAGGTGGCTTTACCGATCAATCCGTTGCTGTGTTCTTGATATCTAATAATTCTGACTTTAATCAATATCAAGACGTAAATCTTTCTGACCGCGACGAGTTTTACAAAAATACTCAGGTTTATCCAAACAACGCCCCACGGGTAGATCCCTTTGGTGTGCTTAGGATTGGTGGCTCAGACACATATAAAGATTTGGTGGACATCCAATGGCAGAAATAGAATTTGCGGGATTAAAGGTTTCGGGCGGTAAGTTACTGCTTGCAATACCGTTTCTAGGTAGCATTTTAGCCGCCATGTGGGGTGGTTTTGAGTTGTATCAGCGCCTATTGACTGCCGAGCAGGCTGTAACTGAGTACGTCTCGCCTGATTTTAGTGCCTATGATGAGGCCCTAGCTGTGATCGACACGAAGATGGGCAATGTTGAGTCATTGACCACGGCCCTTGAAAGGGAGCTAGACCGTCTGCAGGCAGATATAGACGTTGTAGAGTCCATAGCGCGGAGCACAGATGACACAGTTGCCGAAGCCACCAGAGAGCTTAGGGATGATGTTTACGCGCTTGAGGAGCGAGTAAACGATAGTCTTAGGGATATTAACAACGAGCTAAGAAGTATGCGTGATGATTTAGAAGAGCGCATAGAGCGAATCCTAGACAACCCACTAAACACAGAAGAGTGAGGGTAGTATGGACCAAGGCATGATTAACACAATCATTACCCTCGGTGCAGGTGTTTTCGGGTGGCTTATGAAGACTCTATGGGACTCCGTCAGGAGGCTGGAGGCGAATGTTAGTGGGATAGAGATTCGTGTTGCCGGTGACTATGTCAGACGGGACGAGTTTCGGCATGACATACAGCGCATCTTTGAGAAGCTCGACACAATTGAAGCCAAGATAGATTCAAAGGCCGATAAATAATGCCAAGCACAAGTGCGTTTTCAGCCTTTCCATTTGGCTCGGATACTGATGCTGGGCCTGTTGGTGTTACAGGGCTGTCAGCCACTGGAGGTGTTGGCAGTGTATCTGTAAATGGGGCCGCAGACGCTGTAGTCACAGGTCTACAAGCAACAGCCACCGTTGGTCAGGTGCTCTTTTCTATTGGTGTAGGTGTCACTGGAGTAGGAGCCACAGGCGCTGTAGGCACAGCTATTCCATCTTTGCCTGAAAATGTCTCTGTAACTGGCGTTTCGGCAACCATGCCGATGACCGCAACGGGCGCAGGCGGTGGGTTTTTTGGTGGCGTGGGCTTTGCAGAAGAGTCTTTCGCTACACCAGCGGACACCGCTCTAAAAATATCGTTTGAGCTAGGAACTGGCGGTTTGGTGACGGGTGTTGCCGCCGCTGGTGACGCTGGCAGTGTAACGATTGTGGGGCCAGCAAATGCTTCTGTCACTGGTGTTGCTGGTACAGGCGGCGTTGGCTCAGTAACTGTAGAAGCCGCCGGGCAAGTAGAGGTTACCGGGATAGCAGGGGCGGGCGGTGTAGGCTCTGTAACAATTACAGAGGGCGCGGGCCTTACAGTGGCGATTACGTCACCGTCACTTCAAGGTAGCGTTGGTGTTGCGTCTGCGACTGGCGCGATCAGCGTTTTGGCGACAGGGGTTGCGGCAACAGGAGCCACTTCAGGTGGGTCTGTAGTGGCATGGAACGAGATCATACCGAATCAAGACCCGAATTGGACAGAGATAGCGGCATAAAACATGACTAGCACATATACAACCAACTTAGGCATAGAGAAGATCGCAACAGGCGATCAGTCTGGTACATGGGGCGATACAACCAATACCAACTTTGACATTCTGGATCAGGCTGTCAACGGGATACTGTCGTTGACCCTAGCTTCTGCCGGTAGCTCCGGCTCGCCAACAGATATCCCCGTCACGGACGGCGCTGTCTCAAACGGTAGAAACAAATTTATTGAGTTTACCGATGGCGGAGACCTTGGCGGCACAGCTTATGTCAGGCTGACGCCTAATGATGCAGAGAAGATTTTATTTGTTCGTAATAGCTTGTCGTCAAGCCGATCTGTCATTTTGTTCCAAGGCACATATAACGCTTCAAATGACTTTGAGCTTGCCAACGGCAAAGATGCAGTGCTGAAGTTCAGTGGCACAGGCTCAGGTGCCACGGTCACGCAGGTTTTTGTTGACTTGTTAGCAACAACGGTAAGCGCCAACTTAACGGGCAACGTCACCGGAAATGTCACGGGCGCAGTAACGGGCAACGTCACCGGCAATGTGACGGGAAACGTGACGGGAAACGTGACGGGCGACCTGACGGGAAACGTGACAGGGAACGTGGCCTCGACGGGATCGTCCTCATTTTCTTCGATTGATGTAAATGGCGGCGCTGTAGACGGCACCACGATTGGGGCTAGTTCGGCCAGCACAGGCGCGTTCACAACGCTCAGCACCACAGGCACGGCGACACTACCTACTGTGGACATCAACGCTGGTAGCATTGATGGCACCAACATAGGCGCTTCCACCCCCGGCGCAGGCACCTTTAACGCGCTGGCTACCACTGGCGACAACATTAGGATCGACACCAGTCAGACGCCAGCTAATTCATCAGCGTCAGGCACCAAGGGCGAGATAGCATATGACACAGACTACATCTATGTCTGTGTTGCAACCAACACATGGAAGAGGGTCGCACTGTCCACATTCTAAGGAGGCGTCATGTTACAAGCACTGATTGGCCCAGTTACGGGGCTTCTGGATAAATTCATACCGGATGCGGACGAAAAGGCGAGGCTCGCGCACGAGATTGCGACGATGTCGGAGCGACATGCCCAAGAGCTTGCCAAGGGCCAGATTGAGATTAACAAGGCTGAAGCGGCACACAAGTCAATGTTTGTCGCAGGCTGGAGGCCGTTTGTCGGCTGGACTTGCGGCGTTGCTTTGGCTTGGCACTTTGTGGGTCAGCCTATTGCTGTTTTTGTTATTACATTTGCTGGTGTGGACGCCCCTCCGCTACCTGTATTTGAGATGGAAAGCCTGTTGACCGTGCTTCTTGGCATGTTGGGACTGGGCGGTCTCAGAACGTTTGAGAAGACTAAGCAAGTAGCAAGGGAGAAGTAAGCAATGATTGAACCGATAAAGGCCGTTGGTAAAGCCTGCAAGTCTCGTGTTATGCACCTTACTGAGTGGCAAGCTGGGGCGCTGTTTATTTTTGCAGTCGCGGCGAATGTTGTTTTGGTGGCAATTTTTGCGCTTCAATAATGATTACCCCTGAGTTACTAGATCGCTGGCGGATACTTCCGCGAGTGGTTATGTTTGTGATGATTGTTATGACTTACCGGGTTGTCGAGTGGTTTATGGACTTGTCTGATCCGAATCCTGAGCAAGCGGCCTTGGTCAGCGTGATGACTGGGGCGCTAACCGGGGCTTTCGGCCTGTTCTTGGGGCAGGGAAAGAAAGAATGAAAGAGTTTAAGTATTTCAAGCTGTCCGACTTCGACTGTCAGGAGACCGGCGAAAACGAGATGGATTTGGATTTCATCATGGATCTTGATGAGCTACGAGAGTCTTGCGGTTTCCCGTTCATTATCACCTCCGGTTACAGATCAAATAGCCACAGTCTGGAGGCCAAGAAAGAAAAGCCGGGAACTCACGCGCATGGCATTGCCGCTGATATACAGGTTAAGAATGGCTCTGAGAGGATGCTGATTGTCTGGAAGGCTATAGAGATGGGATTTAACGGCATAGGGGTGGCTAAGACATTTGTTCATGTTGACAAGCGATCTTCTACGCCGGTCATGTGGACGTACTGATGCCCTTAACAAAGATACAGTTCAAGCCGGGAATCGATAAAGAAGGCACAGAATACAGTGCCGATTCCGGCTGGTTTGACGCAGATAGGGTTCGTTTTAGAAAAGGCCGTGTCGAAACAATTGGCGGCTGGCAAAAGTACGTCAGCACAGCGATCAAAGGCGTAGCGCGGTCATTATTTGATTGGGGTGCGGCTGACGGTGACAAGTATCTGGGTATCGGTACCAACCTGAAGTTTTATGTGGAGTCAGGCGGTACGGTAGCGGATGTAACTCCGATCAGGGCCACCACCTCTGCTGGCGATGTAACCTTTGCCGCAACTAATGGCTCGTCAACGCTGGTGGTGACAGACACAGCACACGGCGCTGTAGAGGGCGACTTTGTGACGTACTCTGGTGCCGCGTCATTGGGCGGCAATGTGACAGCCGCTGTACTCAATCAGGAGTACCAAATCGGCGTCATTGTAAACGCCAATAGCTACAACATCACGGCGAAAGACACCGCTGGCGCGACAGTCACGGCTAATTCCAGTGACTCTGGTAATGGCGGCGGCTCTACGGTGGGCGCGTACCAAATTAATACTGGCACCAACTTTTATGTAGACAGTACAGGTTGGGGTGTGGGGGCGTGGGGTGCTGGGACTTTTGGCGAGTCTGTAGCAATTACCTCGTCAAACCAGCTACGCCTGTACAGTCAGGACGCATTTGGCGATGACCTTATATTCAACCCTAGAGGTAGCTCTGTTTATTTCTGGGATGAGAGCAGTGGTCTGACAACCAGAGCGGTGGCCCTGTCCAGCTTGGGTGGTGCATCTGACACTCCCGTTGAGGCGCTTCAAGTCATGGTGTCTGACATTGACAGGCACGTTATTTGTTTTGGATGCAACCCGATTGGGTCGTCAACCCTAGACCCGCTGTTCATTCGCTGGTCTGACCAAGAGAACGCGGTAGATTGGACGCCAACAGCAACGAATAGTGCTGGCGGTCAGGTTATCTCTACAGGGACAACGATTGTCGGGGCGATCAAGACTCGTCAGGAAATACTAGTATTTACGGATGTAGGCATTCAAGCCATGCGCTTTGTCGGCGCTCCGTTTATTTACTCATTCTCTCCGGTAGCAGAGAACGTTAGCATGATCTCGCCCAAGGCTGGGGTTGCGGCGGCTGACTCTGTGTTTTTCATGGATAGGGAGGGGTTCTATGTTTATCGCGGCTCGGTGCAAAGACTGCCCTGCTCCGTGTTGGACCATGTCTTTTCCAATCTTCAGTTCCAGCAGAGATTTAAGATATACGCTACAACAAACCCTGATGACTCAGAGGTAACTTGGTATTACCCAGTGGGAACCCCAAGCGCAGACATCACGAACTATGTCACATACAACTACCAAGAAGACAATTGGTCTATAGGCACACTGGATCGTGGTGCGTTTATCCATGCGCCGACCAAAGAGTTCCCGCTTGCCGCGTCAAACAGCCTGACTAGCGACAACTATCTTTACACACATGAGATCGGCCACACGGCTGACGGCGAGCCTCTAAATGCGTTTGTTGCCTCTGGCGGCATTGGCTTGGGTGATGGCGAGCAGTTTGCGGCGGTTCGGCGGGTGATACCTGACTTTACCTTTAGGGGCAACTCTGCGGCTGTTGACCTGTCCCTTGAGGTCAAGGGCAGGGACTTTCCGCTGAGTAGCGAGACCCTTTTGGACACAGCCACCATAGAGAGCACCACGGGCCAGTTCCATCTCAGGGCCAGAACTCGGGAGATGATTATTAAAATATCCAGCAATGGCTCAGGTTATGGCTGGACGTTAGGTGATTTACGATTTGATGTTAGAACGGATGGACGCCGATAGGATAGTATATGGCTAGTGACCCTTTACAGGTGGGCGGCATTAGGTGGCCCAACATGATGCAGAAGCCTACGGGTATCGTGGCGGGTGCGGCTAATCCTGCTATGGATCCCACCACTTTGAGCAATTCTCAACAGCCTCTGGATGCGGCGAAGGTCAGATTCCAGCCCACATCCGTTGATACCACCCCCTCCACTGATGCCACGAAAGGTAGGGCAATAGACACTTATGCCTAAATACACGACACTGCCAGTAGCCAGCGCAGAGTACGAGCGGGAAAATGAGCAGGTTGCCAGAAGATCGATAGAGCAGTCGCTACAAGATATATCGTCAACTGTAGAAGGCAACACAAACAAGACAAACAAGGATTCGTCACTGGCCCTGCGCCGGTTTCAGTTCTTGCTGATGGGTGCAGGCAATGGCTGATGTCATCAAGGTTCTTGGTCAGCTTGACCCGTCCGCCACGACAACAACTACGTTGTACACGGTGCCTAACCTAAATCAGACCACCGTTAGTTCTATCAATGTATGCAACCGCACTTCTGGCGCACTGACATTTAGACTAAGTGTCCATGTTGCAGGCGCAGGAGCAGACAACAAACAGTTTATTTATTATGATAAATCAGTCTCAGCTACAGATACATTTTCTGCTGTGTTAGGACTGACACTCAATCAAAGCGATGTGGTCAAGGTGTACGCAAGTAGCACTGGCCTTAGCTTTAACATGTTCGGTGTAGAGACAAGCTGATGAATAGATACCCAGCAAAACCAATGATGGACGAGATGGCGAGGTATGGTCGTTATGGCGACTCCATGCTTGTCCACATGAACCCCGCTGAAGTGGCAGGGATAGCCTCTCTGGTTCCCGGCGGCAGACTCACTACAAATCCTGTTACAGGACAGCCAGAAGCCTTCCTGCCATTTCTTTTAGGGTTTGCGGCAAAGGGCTTAGGTCTTGGTGCGTTAGGCACAGGCGCTCTTGTAGGCGCAGGAACGGCGGCTGTAACAGGCGATCTCAAGCGCGGCATTCTGTCTGGCCTGACAGCAGGCTTTGGTGCTGGTCTTGGAGAGGCGGTTGGTGTTGGCGATGCAATTCCTAGTGAGCTTGGCACGGAAATAACAAAAGCAACTGGCATAGAAAATACAGGCATGATTGAAAACCTGTCACAGGTTTCTGAACAACTTCCCAACCTTCCTTCTGTCCCAACTAGTATTGCTGAGTCTACAGCATCAGCAGTTCCCGGCTCCTCTCTCGGGGGTTTTGGTGAAACAGTAGAGAGTATACGCGCTAGTGTTCCTGACGCCCTCAAGTCAGGCACCGGCATTGGCGAAGGCATAAGCCAAAACCTTGGTTTTACTGGCAATCTAGCCGGGGCGGGTATTACTGCTGGCATGGTAGAGCAAGATAAGATGCAAGAGCAGTTTGCCAGACAGGAGAGGGCGCGGCTGGGAGAGGCAGAGGCAGACCGGAAAGAGGCTTTTGACGACCTCCAGCGTGGCTACGCGATGGCACAGCCCGGAATACCCACTGGCTTGTCAGCCGAAAGATCAGAGATGAGCTATCGTACACCGTCGCCTATGTATATGAATGCTCAGGAAGCCATGCGTAGCATAGAACAGCCGATTACAGGAAGCTCTATTAACGCACAGCAAGCGATACAGAGCCTTTACAGCGGCATGGCTGGAGGTGGTCAGGTTCGCGGCATGGAAGCGGGTGGTAGAGCATCTTCAGGCGATCAGGACGAAAACCCTTATGCAAGGCAGTACGCGGGCCTTGGAGCGGCTAGAGACATTGCTCGCTTTATGGGTGGCGCTAGAGGGTATGGCGGAGTTGATCCCGTCACCGTACAGCAAAGACTGCGCGGCCCTGATGTTGTAGCTCCACCACGCGATTATATGCCCGGCTTTGAGCCGGAGTTTGATTACTTCCAGAGTCTAGCCCGCGATCCAAGCGGCAATGTAGTCGGCACCCCTGATGTCCCTGACAGAAGTTACAGGCCGACGAGGCAAGGCGTCATATCTCGCAGTCAATACTTTGACCCCATCCTGCAAGCACCTCAGTCTAACGCTCAAATGAATGAGTATCGCCGGACACTAGAAAAGCTCGACCCCGGCCCCCTCGACGAGGAGATAGTGATGGGTTTGGCCTCTGAAGGCTCCACACTGTCTACACCGCAACAGAATATGTTTAGGCAGTACGCGCCATTAGCCCCGTTTAATATGGACCAAAGAAATAGATTTACGGAGTTGATGGATCGCGGCATGTCTTTGCAGGAGGCTATAGCCAATCAGCAATTTGCAAGGTCAAAAGGCTACGACCTAGATGGTGATGGCGTTGTAACCAACGAAGAGTTTAGTCAGGCGACGGCAAAGCCAGAGAAGGAAGATGTGCCTGATTTTGTGTCAGGCTTAACTTCAGAGCAACAAGCTCAGATGCAGGAATACTTGCAAACATTTGATCCGGAGACAGCTAAGTTCCTATCTAGCTTGGTGCCGGGCGGTCTTGCTGGTGTCGGCAGTTTTATGGCTGAAGGGGGCGTGGCGGAGGGTAGCGATATACCCATCCGCACCTCCATGATGCAGGGAACCGTCCCTGATGGCGGGATAGCTCGGGTTCCCACTGAGTTTACCCAGCAGGCGATGCCTAGCGAGCAAGAGATGTCGATGCTGGCCATGGCCGTTCTGGGTCAGACAGAAAACCCCGACCCGATCATCAATATGTTTGTTGACAGGTATGGTCCCGATATGTTTCGTCAGGTTAGACAAATGATCCTTGAGTCTGTCGTTCCAAATGCTCAGACAGAGGGTATGGTTCGCGGAAATGGCAGTGGGATGGATGACGCGGTGCAGGGTATGATAGGCAGTGATCAGCCTGTCGCTGTATCGCCCGGAGAGTTTATTGTTCCTGCGGATGTAGTGTCTGGTCTTGGCGAAGGAAGCTCTGACGCTGGAGCAAAAAGACTAGATGAGATGATGGATAAGGTTCGTATCGAACGTAACGGCACAACGAGGCAGGCTCCTCCAATCGACGAAAGGAAAGTCATGCCAGTATGAACATTAGTCTAGTTCCGTTGGAACACGCCCATTCGGCATGGAATGATGTACGTCATTACCTAGAACCCGCCGTCGAGAGGTGCAACGGGCGCTGGACGATGGAGCACCTGTGCGCCGCAGTGACCATGGGTAGCACACAACTTTGGATAGCCTTTGACGACGATCAAAAGATTTGGGGCTGTCTTACTACAGAGATAACGCAATATCCTGCCAAGCGAGTGTTGTCTATGCACTTCCTTGGCGGCGAAGATTTTGATTCTTGGTACAACCTGTTGCTTGAGCAAATTACCCGATATGGCCTAGATATGGGCTGTGACGGGATTGAGGGCGTGGCAAGGTTTGGTTTTTGGAAATATCTACAGGCTGACGGCTTTGAGAAGTCGGCGGCATTCTATGAGAAGGGCATAAAAAATGGCTAAAGGTGGCGGCAGTTCTGCTCCAACAGAAACTACACAGATAGTTTCAAACCTACCAGAGTACGCAGAGCCATATTACAAAGACCTTTTGGCTCGCGTTGGCTATGAGTCTGCGGAAGAATATACCCCGTACCCTGCGGCGCGTATGGCGTATTTTACTCCTGCTGAGCAGGAGGCCATGTCGCGGTTTACGGAGATGGGCGTTTCTGGAACATCTCCAGAGCTTGATGTAGCTGGCAACATTGCCGCCACCGTCGGCATGGGTAGCCCCTATGCAGGCACCATGCTGGAGACAACTCGTCGAGCGCAAGAAATGCCGTCGATGGCTGACCCCTACGCGATGGCGTCCTACATGAATCCGTATCAGCAACTTGTTCTGGATAACCAGATGCGGGAAACCCGCCGCCAGTCCGACATTATGGGTCGTGACTTTGGTTTACAGGCGGCTGGTCAGGGCAGTCTGGGCGGATACCGCGAAGGCATCATGCAGGCAGAGCGTCAGCGCAATTTAGAGCGCCAGCTTGGTGATATATATGGCGCGGGGATGCAACAGGCATTTGGTCAGGCACAGCAGGCTCTTGGTCAAGACAGGGCGTATGCACAGCAGGCCGCTCAGCTAGGTCAGGCGGCATACGGAAACTTGCTGTCAGGAGACGCACAGCGCCTACAGGCGGCTGGAATGCTGGGTGACTACGCAAGCCAGCGCCAGAGAATGGAAATCGAAAGACTCCGCAATATGCAGGCCGCTGGAGAGGCAGAGCGCAGGCTCCGTCAGGCAGGCATGGATATTGGTTATCAGGACTTCCTGAGACAAAGAGCCTTCCCGCAAGAGCAACTTGGCTTTTATAGTGCGATGCTACAAGGAGCGCCTATACAGCCCGGACAAACACAGTCATCATTTGGCATGCAACCGTCCACCATGCAACAGTTGCTGGGTACAGGGATAGCGGCGGCTGGGCTGTACAACGCATTTAGGGGGCCGCAGACAGGATGAACATTCTTGAGCAAGAAGACGTTATTAAGGGACTTCCTGATCAGGCGCTAATGCAGGAAGCTCAGATGCCTAGCGGTCAGGTGCCGCAGTTTCTGGTTGTGTCTGAGATACAGCGCCGATCTGACCTGCGTAAGCGATTCCAAAAGGAGCAACCACAAGAAGGCACTGTTAAAGACCGCATCGTGGGTGAGGCTGGTATGGGGATTATGGGCGCGATGCCGCCCCAAATGGCTATGGCTCCGCAGATGCCTCAGAGAATGCCTCAGATGCCTCCTCCTCAAATGCCTCCACAGGGGGTAGAGCAAGTTATGCCGCCTCAGATGATGGCTGAGGGTGGAATTGTGAAGATGGCTCCCGGCGGTAGTATGCCCGGAGCAGACGCACTTTATGGTGTGCAGAGGGAATACATTGACCCGCTGATTCAAAGAGCCAAGGTGATGGCAGAGGTTGCTGGTATCTCCGTGGAGGAGGCTCTTGAGCAGTTAAAGATAAGCGCACAGATGAACATGCCGGACTACTCAATGGTTGGCAGAGGTGATGTCCTCCCGAACATGAGCGAGCTAAGGCAGGGATTGAGCGATCTTGGCGGTCAATTTCAAGATGCCGGTCAACGAGGTGTTGACGCGATGCGTGATGCCGGTCAACGAGGTGTTGACGCGATGCGTGGTGCGCGAGACGTTGCCGGAGACTTTGTCGAAAACTTTGCTTTTGATTCAGCCATGAACATGCCGAACTACCAACTGCTCGCCAAGGATATTGGTATACCAGAGCTATCGACATCGCCTCAGAGGGGCGCAGGTGGTAGACCGTTTGATGCGGGTGGTTTTGGTGAC